GCCTTTCCGCCTGTGTGCGGATTGTTGCCTCATGCTTCCGGTGGTCGACGGAACCTTCGCAGTTGATGAAGGCTCGAGCGTAGGCCACTTCGAAAGCCTGTTTCGCTAGCACGGCAGCTTCATCCGCCACCGCGATATCGTCCGTTGCCCGGTCAAGAATCTTCGACAATTCCGATAACCGTTTAACAATCTCAATCTGATTAGGAAGCATGACCGGTTCCACATTCCCCGATCATCCAAGCCCCACATTCACCGCACCGGTCGATCCCGGATTCACGATCCGGAAGGATGGGTTCGGTTATAATGATCGTAGAAACCAGCGGTTCCGCCTGATCCCTTTTCACCGCACACCGCGCAAGTCCATGACCCTATTGGCCTTCCTTGCCGAACATTTCGACCGGATCGGATAGGTCCCTTTTCTGGCCGCATGTTCCGCACTTGAATACCAGGCTTTCCGTTTCCGTCATTTGCTGGCGGCCATAACATGACCAGCACCACAAATCAGCCATGACGTTCCGCCATGATCTGCCGAAGAATGATCCCCATATTCTTTTTCAATTCCGTTTCCTCGGCCTCGAGGAATTCTTCACGGGCCTCCTGTATCGCTTTCGCTTCGATCCGGGACTGGAGCATTTCGATAGCCCAATGCGCCGCCCACCGCGATAAATGCGAGATAGATATAAACCCATCGCCGAAAAGATCGGGAGCTTTGATTCCTTCCCACGACAAAAGTTCTTCCAGCTTTTGCCGCTGCCGAAAACTGCACCCAATCTTTGCCGCGTGTACCCATTCAATATTCCTCACCGGTGGCACGTTGCCGGGATTTAGTTCACTCATTCCGCACCTAGCCCGGAACCCATGACCAGGGAATCAGCAAACGCGGATTGGTCGGCCGGAAGCATTTCGGTAGCGTGTGCCCAACAGTAGACACGTTCAATCATTCCGTTATCGGTTCTAATAAACCATTGTTCCTTTGCTTCGTTATCACATGACGCGATTAGGCATTTAATCCGCATCAGAATCCGCCTTTAATTCTTCATAACGTCCCTTCCAGATTGCCCGCAATTCTTCCGCAGGTTCTTCCGGTAAGTGATAGCCCGTTATGTCATCAGAAATTGCTTTCAAATGCACAAAGCTTGGGGCCGTGCAAATGGCGGCCGTCCATTCCACTAACTGATCCTCGGACGCTACCGGTTTCGGATGCTCGATCGGTTGTGAGGTTGCTAATTCTTCCTTCGACCAAAGATCCAGCGCGACACCGAATCGCATAGACGCGACGCGGATAGCGTTTGAAATGGCACCTTTCCGCCGATCATAGAAATCGGATCCTTGCGGTTCCCCATATCCCAACCGGGTAACCCCGCATACGGTGAGCCGGATCCAGAGGCCACCTTTTTCGTCGAGTTGGGGCAATCCTTGATCGTCCAAAGCAAGCGGTTCCCAATTCCATGCCGGATCTACCTGCAATAGTCGGTCGGTGACGGCCGCGTGATCGACATAGGCAAGATTTATCCCCGCCTTCGGAAGCTTCGAAATAACCGAAGCCGGGAAGGGTTCCCGAAGCTTTGCCGCCTGTTCCGGTGTCATACGCAATCCCTGACCTTCGCCCCGATCGTCAGCGCATGAACCGCTGACCAATGGTGCAACCCCTCGAACCCGGGCCGCTTCGGGAATGGATTCAAAACGAAAGCGAAAACCTCATCCTGGACATATCGCGGGGCGTTGCTAGCCCGCTTATCTGCCCACTCCGGATAACCGGCCTGGATTGCATAATGCTTCCAAGTTGATTGTATGAATTGGTAAGCCCCGGAACCGTAAGGCCCGTCGGCTTCGTAGTTGCCGCGGGATTCCCGCCACATGATGCACTTACGAACCCTCTCGAACCTTTCCGAATTCGAGTAGTGAGCTCCCCGATATTGGGAATCGGGAAGATCGTTCGGGCCTTGAGCTACAACGGCAGCGAAAATCAAACTATCCAACATGCACGTTCCTTCCTTCATGGGCATCATCACCGCCTCGAGTGAGGCATCGGGCGTATCCGATCGAGTAGGACCAATACGCAAGCAGAGCTGACCAGGTGAGAAACGACAGGATTTCAATCACGGTTTTCCTCCCGTTGTGACCGGCCCCGCAGGAAGGCAGATACGGGGCCGGCCACGCTATGGAATTTTCGTGCCTTCCAGGTGGCGGGCCGAAGGGGGATCGACCCGCCACGGAAATATTATGGATCCCGTATGACAATTAGCAAGCGACACGCCGGGAAAATAGGAAATGCCCCCGGGGAAAGCGGGCCGGGGGCATTCCAGCGGGAGGAAACCGCAAAGCGGATACTACTATGGTGCTTCTTCGAACCATTCTTCTAAGTCCGGTTGCAGGTTCCGTTCCGGATCCAGCTCGAGGTGGGCCGTGAATCCTAGGGATTTCGGTTCCTCTTTTTCTTCCGGGGCATCGGCGGCCACGAATGCCGCTACGGACGCACCTAGCCTTATTAGGCGGTAAATGTCCCGCTTGGATAGTTCGAGGCCGTCGATCAAGATTTCGACCTCTCCGACCGTTATTTTCGTTTTCACCGGTCGAGGGCCTCCGCTATCAAGATATATCCGATTGAGTCTAGGTAATGGTCCCGGTCGTACCGGTTTCGGGATCGGGCTAGTTTCATGAGGACTAGCATTTTTGCGGCATCTCCGGGCGTAATGTCCGTTTTGAGGTAGCCAGTCCACATTTGGGCGATTCGGGTAAGTGTGTCCCCGAAGTCTCCGTGAGTTTCGGCCCGGGGTCCATGAATGGCGGCTATCGCGTCGCTTGTGAGCTTGTGATCGAGCATGGATCCTCCCGAAAAATATTTTCCAGAAATCTTTGAAATTGACTTGACACCGGTTCCGGTTCCTGTAGTCTTATCTACATAAGGAAAGACCAACAAGGGGAGGAACCCAAAATGACATACCAAATGCCGGAAGCTCGAGTAGGCCAAAACTACGTCGCAGGATACCGCCCGCTTCGGGAAATTTCCGCCGACATCCGTAAGGCAATCGCCACGGCTAAGACCCTCGGCCAGATTCCCGCCGACATCAAAGTTTCCGTTCGGGTGCGGGATGGACTTGCAATCGACGTAAAACTTTCCGGATGGGATCGTGACCAGCTGATCGAAGCCCCGGAAAATTCCTGGGATTACGCCCGATCAACTGCCGCCGCGACTGCGGTCCGGAATCGAGTCGAGGCCATTCGGGAATCCTTTAACCGGGATGCTTCCGATCCGATGGTCGATTATTACGAAGTTACCTACTACGGATCGACTTCCTGGGTAGTTCCGAACTAGTCGAAACGGGCTCCGGCCCGTCGTGCGGATAGCCTCCCGCACCTGATGAGACAGGCGAAAGGAAAGCGAAATGGATACAACCAAGCTCCGCTGGGTAAAGTCGATTAATGGTGGAGAATTCACCTTCACCCCTGACGGCCGCACAATCATGGAAATCGCCGGCGCCTATTTTGTATTCGATGCGAATGATTTCGTGACCGGCCAATATGCGACCAAGGCCGAAGCAATCCAGGCGGTGACGGCATGATCACCTGCACAACTTGTGGAGCAGACACGGACAAGCTCGAAATCTTTCCCGGGAATGTGTGTCTATCTTGTTGGGCCATTAGCCCGGAAGGAATGCGTATGCCTACTGCCGAGGAATTAGTAACAATGTGGGGAGGTGGACGATGAACGAACTAATCGACCGGATGACCGAAGCGGGGCACGAATGGATCGAAGCCCGCGAGAAGCTACGACGGCAGGGAACCTATGCCTACGGCCTCATAGTGGCCGCCCACGCCCAAGGAATCCCGGAAACCCGGATAGCGGCACTTATGAAATGCGACCGGATGACCGTTCGAAGGGCACTTGGGAAGCGTTAAACGATAGCGAAATCCTGCCACCGCCGGCCGGCCGTAACGAAAGTTATAGCCGCCGGCGGTGCATCATTATTCCCCTTGTGACTCCACCATACGGAACCGCCATCGAGGGAACCGGTTTGCATCCAAGTGACTTCGGCAAACTGTTCGATCCGCAAATGATGATAATGACCGCTTATCACGATGTCGGCCTGCCCGATCGGATCCCGGGCAAGGGCCTTATTAGCAAGCCACCCGGCCATTTTGTTTTTAGTTTGATGACCGTGAAGGATGCCGATCCGGGTGCCCTCGAGGTCGACGCACAAATGCAGCTGGTCACGGCCCGGAAGGAACCAAGTCACTTCCCGGCCGGCGGCCGCCATAACGTCGGCAACCTGGGCCGCACCTTCGACCGCCCAAGAATCGTCATACCGGGATGCCATTTGATTACCGACCCGTAGGGCTTCGTCATGATTGCCGCCCACGACGATCACGGAAAGATCATCCGTCATATCGGAGAAGGCTTGCACTTGATCGAGAAGCAACCGCCGGTATACCCGGATTTGTTCGGTCAAGGTGAGATCGAGCCGGCCGATCAGATTCCCACCCTGCGAATTGATTCCCTCAATACAGTCACCGGCCCACGCTAATAGAACCGGGCCCGCCTTCCCCGCCTTCCGAAGCTTCTTATACCGGTCGGCGGCCCGCTCGAGGGATCCATAGAACCGGCCCACCGTGCCTTCCGTGCCGTCCCCATCCGGTTTCCCTAACTGCAAATCACCGGCCGCAAAAACAAAAAGCCCCGGCCCACCGGCCGGGGATTCCCTAGTTTTCTTTTTCGCATTCTTCAACAAATCTTCGACATCGATCGATCTAATCGACGGTTCAATCACCCACCGGCATCGAACAATCGGCACGGTAACCGCGTCATCACCTTGAGCCTGTCGAGTCCAGGCGGCCGGATCATGCCGCACCTCGACCAGGCGGGCCCGGAAACCGTCCGGGATGTCGACACCCATAGCGGGCAGAAGTCCCGCGGGATCACCGTCCGGAATCGGGCCGCTTGTGACGATCCTCGACCCATCCGGTTCAAACCGTATTCCCGGTTCCCAACCCCGCGGGACCGCCTCGGAATGCCGACCCGTATTCCCGGCCGCCGCCAAATCGTTAAGGCTTTTCGCTAGGCCCATACCCTAGACATTCCTTCCGCCGGTGACGTTTCACCGATCCAGAAAGCACCGGGAAACCTTCATCCTTAAGGATCCGCGTAATCTCCGCGGAAGATATCGGCCCATCGAGAGCCCGAAGCAGAGCTTCCCGATCCTCACTAGACATCACAACCAGCATTCGGCAAACCGAACACTTAGGCAGAAGATCCACGGCCGCAAACCGATCGGCAAGACTCATAACCCGAGAGCCGCCGCCCATTCTTTCCGTTCGTCAGGATCCGTCGACAGAATCGGCAGCGGGAAAAGATCACCGTTCCGGTCACCGGCCTTCGTGAAAGAAACGTGAATGTGGGCCGTGTGACCGTAGCCTTTACCACGCCATTTCCAGAACCACCGGCGGTACGTGCCCGACGCTATTTGATTCTCATAGACGACATAAAGAATCCGATCGGCACCCGGCAGACTCGAGCCCGCATAAGCGACCAACTGATCCGCGAATTCCTTCGCCGTGGCACCGTTACGGTCCCGGCCCCGGCCCATGTTTTCGTCGATGTCGATAGCCCGAACCCAACCATTTTCGTCCGGATTATGTTGAGACGCGGAACCCTTCTTCCGGTGCCGTGCGTCCCCTATCCACCCATCACTACGGCGGGAACGGTTCGGGAACCGCTGATTAATCTGCAATCGCAGAGTTATTCCGGCCGAACAAAGTCGAGGATTCATGACTCGGGATGGGTATTCGCAAACGCAAGGCCACCGATAAACACGGCATTAGCCAATCCGAGAAGGGCCACGCCTAATTCATCGGACACCCAACCGGCAATAACAAGTACCGGGATCGAGGCCGCAGAAATCCCGTAAAGATACTTCCGCCATTTAGTGGGAATATTCGGCATTCCTTCTCCCTTAGAGGTCGTTGTTCAGGTGGTACGTAACGTGGTCGTCAATCTTGTGCCGAACGTCACGAACCTCGGACTCGATCCGGTTGAGTTGATCCTTCACCGACGTGCCGCCGTTCGGTTGCAGCGTCTTGGATATAGCAATCTGCGTACGGATCAACCAGAGGATGCCGCCGAGGATGGCGGTCGTCAGGAGCACCAGCGGCACGAGGTCGGCGGGAGCGTTGAAGGTCATGGCAGGATCGCGGCAACTTCCGCATCAGTCAAACCAAGAGCCGCCAACTTAGCGACAGCAGACGCACGGGCAGCTCCACGCTCCGCCTTCGCCTGATCCTCCGCTGCCTTCTGTGCTTCAGCGGCAGCAATATCGG